TAATGATCTAGGCTGTAAGTAGATTACTTTAGTCTTAGCTTCTGCTGAACTAACATCATATGCATTGTTGTTACCAGCATTAGATAAGTAATGTCCTGAGATAGCTGCTTTAGGAATACGGTTAGTCTTAACAACTCTAACACCGTTAGCTTGTAATACCATGCCCTTAGCATAGTCACCGTTACCTAAGCTGTAATCAGCATTGATAAGTTTATCGTTACGTAATAGAGTATTGTACTGAGTAGCGTTCATTAATAGAACTCCACCTTCTGCTTCTACGTCTTGTAGTTCAATACCTTCCATCATATCTTCGATAGCACGTAATAGTTTATCTGGATCTTCTTCATCACCTGATGATGCTAAGTCGATAACTGTACCATGTCCCCATCCTTCGGGTAATCTCTGTACTGTAGCGTCAGAAGTAGCGTTTCCTCTGTGATCTTCTGCATTGATCATAGCTGCTTTGATAGATTGGATGATGAAAGCTTCATCAAAGAATTTACCGATTTCTTTTCCGTGATCTTCACCTAGTGAAACACGTGTATCAAAGTGCTGTTGGAACTCATCTAGCAATGCTACGTTGTTACGAGCTAAGATGATAGTATCTACTTTGACAGATACGTTATCAAAGTCAACACCGCCACCTTCGGGTCTAACACCCTTAGCAACTGCTTGGATAGAGGTTTTACCCATTCTATCGTTAGTAACTGTATCAGTACCACGTACTGTTTTAATGTCTGCGTATTGACGCATGAATGAAGCTTTAACGAAACGAGTTTCTACTGCTCCACCATATTGTTCAATGTGTAATGGGTTTACTGTACTACCAGTACCTTGTTGGAATTGTTTACCCGGTTCTACGTATGCACCAGTGTTAAAACTTCCTGAAACGTCACCTATAGCCATATTTTATTCTCCTGATTGAAATTAAGTTTGTTTATTAATAACCCTGTTGTAAGGATCTCATACGTTGTGCGTCTAGTGCTTGGTCTTCACGGCTACCTTCTCCGTACTTTCTAACCACTTCTAGTTTCTGTGCAACGTAGTCGGCCTTACTAATAGGTTTAAAATTAGATGTGCTTGGTGCATCACCCATTATTAAATCTGCTTGTTTTGTAAAGCCAGAGGATTTGCTGTATGTATCGAATATCTTATCAATAACCATATCAGCACCTAGACCACCTTTAGACAATAGTTTCTCCATTGCTTTGCGGTCTGCTTGATCGAAAGGCGATTCATTTGAGTTTACCCACTGTTGTAGTTCACCCCAAGTTTTATCTGCACTTTCACCACCAAATTTAGATTGAGCATAGTCTTTAATTCTATTGCTCTCTTTAAGTCCTGCGTCTTTCTTAGATTGGACTTCTTGTTTCATTTGATTAGTAACTAAGTTAGCTACTTCTGGCCCTAAAGCCTCAATCAATTTAGCTTGATTAGCTAATGATACTTCACCATCACGTGCTAGTTCTCTTACGATCTCTGCACCACCTTCTACACCTTTACTATTTAGTAATTGGTTTACTTGCTTGATAGTATTAGAGCTACTCTCTACTACTTCTGCTTGTACCAATGTAGCTGGTTCTTGTGATTGTTGTTCTTGTTGTGCTTGAGCTTGCTGTGCCTGTTGACTAGCTGCACTCTGAGCATTAACAGATGATTGTGACATTTCTGGTACGTTTGCTGGTGTACCATCATCATTCATCTGTATTGGATTTTCTCTGCTACCTGCTGGTGCTTGATTAGCTGGTGCTTCGTTTGTTACCACATCTGTCATCTAGTGTTCTCCTCTAATCAGATCTGTGTAGTTTGTTGTTGTCCTGCTTGTTGGGCTTGAGCTATTGCTGCTTCTTGTTGAGCCTGTGCTTGTCTAGCTTGTTCACGTTCTTTCTCAACTTCCTTCTCTGTCTTCAAGAACTTATCAACTTCTACACCTCTACCTGCTGCTAATACCTGTACTAATTGATCTTGCTTTAAGTATGGTACTACGGCTTCTGGTAAGTTCTGTAGTATTGTTAAATCATTAAAGAACATCATTATATTATCATGTTCACTTGTTCTTGATAGAGCTTCTAATCCAGTTAGAACTATAACGTCTAGTCCTGCTAGTTCACCCTTTAGGTTTGACATCAAATGTTTAGCTTTAGGCTTCTGCCATTCTTCTGCTAGTCTGGAATATACACCACCTAGAGATCCTTCTAATTCATTTGCTTGTCTAACTATTTCTTCTTTAGTTACTCGTTCTGCATCCCTTGTTACACCTGATTGCATTAAGAAAGCCATAGAGATTGATTTCTCTATCTTATCTCTTTGTACTGCAATAAACTGTAGGTCTGACATTTTATCTAATTGATGTATATGTAAATCACCCTCAACACCGTATACGTATTCACCCGGTGAGGAGTTATTTAATGTGTCTACATCTGTATGTCCCATAGGGTTTACGAGTATTTTTATATCTGCTGCTATTGAAGCCATGTTCAATAGTGCTTCATCATAAGCTGATAGCTGATGAAAAGCTCCTGCATATTCTTCTACTAGGCCAATACCATAATCATGTCCTCTTACTAGATTCCATGTTAAGCATAACCAAGGACAATTAGCTTCTGTATACTCACCACCTTGTCTTTCTACTTTGCAGTAGTCTTCCATTTCTTGATGTGCGTATATCTTCTTACCATCACGCTTAATACAAGTAAATAGATCTACTGATGCATCTGGCTCTGTTAAGCCTTGATCATATGCTATTTGCTTTAAGTCGTCTGGTAATGTATCAACTAAATGTGTATCTCTTGTAATTATACAATTCCACTTACCTGACCTGTCACGTTTAACTACCCAATCTTTTAGATTGAATACCTGTGCTGGTTTACCCGGTGGGTTGTATGTTAGGCTGTTACCTAATACTATTAGATGTTTTAGCATTGTTAATGATGCTGTTCTATAAGCTTCATCTGCCATAACCTTAATAGCTTCTTTTTCTGCTTTAGATGTTAATTGTGCTACTTCTCCTTCTGAGAAGCCTGCTTCTTTTAATTGTTCTACTTGTTCATCTGTCAAGTCTATTCTAAAGAATGGTCTGTACTGAGGAAACATATTCTCTACGATTTTGTTAGACAAATTATTAGTAGCCTGTGCGCCTACTGATTGATAGTCTTGTTGAAATTCTGTAGAGCTACCTGTCTCATCCATTGGATATAGATAAGGTAACGTGTATCCTGCGTAATCCTCCCACTTCTGATGTAGGTCTGACCTATCATTGATATAGCCCTCGAACATACTTTTAAGTTTATATTCTTGGTACTGAATCATAATATTAACCCTGTATCTAATTCATCATCATCTTCATAATCGTCTGTTTCAGGAGTATTGAGTTCGACTAATGCTTTGTCTTTTACTCCGATACCTTCTTCCATTCCAAGACGTGCCATGATTTCTTTAGTTTCCAGTGCTTCTAATTCTTCTGGTTCAGCTTCTAGTCTTGCTTGAGTTGCAAACCTTTTCAGTTCTGCTTCTGAATAACTCTTTTGTTTGCCACCAAATAAACCACTTAGAAGTCCCATAAGCTTTCTCCTATCTCTTTGGCCCTTCTACCTTGTACTTCTCTATAAAGCGTACTACGTCTAATTGGCCTTGTTTTCTTGCTACTTGTTCTAATGTTATACCATCTTGATACTCGATAGGCTTACCAAAGAACTTCTTAATATATTCAATATCACCTTTAATTAATCCACTAGGATCTTTAATGGTAATAATCTTTTCTACTTCTACTGTTTTAGGTAATACATAGTAGTAGATACTTGCTATTAATTTAGATAATAACAATGATAATTCTTGCATGTATATCTCCTTTAAAAAGTGTGGGGTATTTCACCCCACTAGAGAACACTATGGAAGACTAAAGTTTGTACAGTAGCCTTCATAATGCGTTCATTAACTTAACCAAAGAAGAACTCTGAGCTAAGTACTTGTTTTACATCAAGATTTCCCATTTCAGGCTTATCATCAAGTTTTACGTTTTCTTGTTGATTTGCCCACTCTTGTAAGTGATCTCTATTATCGTATAATGTGACAAACTGCTCACGTATGGTTCTGAATAATACTTCCGTATCTGCTGCATGTGTACCGTAGTCATCATGTATCATAGCTAGGTCTAGTTCAGGTAATGCATTAGTTGTCATTACCATGTGTGTACTATCCATACTATGAACAAAGTTAGGTGCTACTCCGTTGGATTGTCTACTAGCATGTATACTGGTTGCTCCTCCATGTACTTCTAATAGTAACCTACCGCTTATCTGAGTATTAATCCTAACTACTTCATGCTTCATATAAGTTTGCATTACTGGAAAACCTATTGGAGTTACCCATGATACAACCTTACCACTACGTACTACCTTCCTAGCTGATGATGTAAGCCATTTCATACCTTCACTAGCTGCTACAACTACTTCACCTATTGAAGCCCATAAATGTGGTGTAAGATACTTAGCGTATTCCCATGCACCCTGTTCATCACAATTAAACTTAACTATATTGTCATGTACGTATTCATTTATGTACTGTCTAGCTGATTGCTGCGTAGAACCGTATGGAAGGGTCATTACTGGCCTTTTAGCAGTCTTCCTATTGATACCTACCTCTAACCATTTCTTAGCCTTTAAAGGGGCTTCTGAGGCCATTGCTGTGACTCTCTTAGTACATACATTAGCTACTTCACCATATATGTCCTCCGGTTTATCAGATGGTAATAGGTTAGTTGCTTTAGCTCCTATAGGATCACGTAGCATTGCTGAGTAATGCTGTAAGCCGTTACAGCTACCATCTAGGCCAATAGGTAAATGACCAATAGCTTCTGGATTGTTACCATAGTCTGCATCACGCCACTCAATACATGCTGCTATGAATTGGAATGGTTTATCTGCTTCTACGGCAAATGAGTATCCTGTACCTAATGGATCATTAGCTACTGCTTCTATTTCCTGTTGGTGATCTTCTACCCATGCTACCCTATCTTCATAGCTTACTTTATCATATCCATACTTATTGGCTATGTTTACACCTAACCAAAATAAGCCTGACTCACCCATCGGTTTACCTTTAGTAAACTTTAATAGTGATTTAACTGGATCTGGCCCTTGTGGACTTAGTGCTGTAGTGGCACAATATATCCTACCTCTAAAGTCACAATTATATACAAAGTATAATTCATCCATTCTTCTAGCTATATTCATAGCTTGGGCTAACAT